TCCAGTATGATCTAGTGCAAGATCAAAGCCGGGGCCTTGTGGCCCTTGGGTTGCGATTGTAACAACAGTTGCATCCCCTTCATTAACTGTAACTGTGTTTTTATTAGTTGTAATGTTAACGGAAGTCATGGTGTTGTATAACCCTCTGACATAGTTATAACACCTTCAAGGTAGTACTCTCGTAATCCGCTTGTGTTTTCTAGCAAAACATCATATGCAAGAGTATCGGTTTCAAATGTTGCAGTTTGTACATCAGTTAAAGCAATGTCAATAGTACCTGTAACTCTATTGGTATAAGTGATTGCAAAATCACCATATTTTATATTCCTACCCTCATCCCAACATTGAGCGTAAACAGTATATCCAGTTAAATTTATAGCATTACTATTTGAATCTTTAAAAACAAGCTGCAAAGAAAAATCTGCTCTTCTTTGTACTGTCATATTGTATGTTCCCGGTTGTATTGACATAATTAAATTTTAATAATATATAGTAATGCTACGTTACGAGGTCTTGCCTCGCCACCTTCATTATCAACATCAATAGTGACGCTAGTTGAAACACTTATTCCAGTAGTAGCATCATCTATTGCACTTGAACTTACTGCATTATTTTGACTTCCAGCAAATTGACCTCCACCATCATCATCACCTCCATAACCTCTGGCATTGTGGTCATGGCCAGGGTCACTTACGTTTGAAGTTGCGCTTGCATCTGCATTGTGATCGTGAGATTGGTTTTGCGCTCCTTGACTACTACCTATATTTCTTCCACTATCTACGTTTCTGCTATCATCAAAACCTCTTACAAATTCACCTCTAAGGTCAGGAACATTAAAACTTGATCCAGAACCCCCATAGGTATATGCAATAGCAGCAAACAAAGCAGCATAAGTTCCAGATGTTGAATAAGATGCTCCATTACATTTCACATAACCTGTTGGAACAGTATTAACTCCAACACAAAAAATTGCACCTGTTGGGACACCATTAACGATTTGGAAACTTAAATTACCTGATGCATCAGTTTGTAAAAACCCACCATCTGTTATTGAAGATGGTAATGTCAGAGTTAGGTTTGAAGAAACTGTTGCAGCAGCTTGTAGAGCTACATAGTTACTACTGTCTGAATCTGCAAGTCTTAGATCACCTCTAGCTTTTACAGTTAAACCATTTACATCAACAATCGCTCTCTCAACTCCAGCAGTTGCAAAACCAATGGTATTAGCAGAGTTACGAAACATTCCTGTATCTGCATCTTGGTCAAAAGCATATGCTGGAGATGCAGCAACAGAAGCATCATCGCCTAAAATTTGACCTGTCATCGTACCACCAGCACGAGGCAGTAAACCTAAATTATCTTCTGTTACCTTTCCTATATTTCTAAAATTTGACCCATCATGTATTTTTAAATTATCATCACCAGTTGTACTATCTCCAAACAACATAAATTTTTCTGCTGTTGCTGGATCATTAGGGCCACTATTATTAGTTTTTATCGCTTCAAAAATATCATTAATATCTGAACGCACTTGTGCGCCAGATCTATTAGCTACGTTGTATGAACTAACTTGAGCCATTTAAGTAATACTTTCCTCCATATTACACCCCTTTACCATAACCAACAGCCTGATATGTAAATTCTTTGTCAATTAAATTTCCACCGCTATCTTTTATAGCACAGGTGAATCCTGTACCAGATACATTAGTTAATTCAAAATATTGACCACCAGCAGCATTTTGTATCGTAATACCAACAGAAGGAGGAAAAGCATTTGCACCGCCATCTGTACTACTTGTACCTGTAAAAAATGGTTTTGAAAATGTTACGTTTTTAGAGGCTGGAGTGTTATCAGAACCGGGATTTACTACCGTTCTTATTGTCCCAGAACTTTGTTCAGTTCTTGAATCAAAAGACGCTGTATATCCAGACTGCTCGACACTTATATTTTGGCTGGCATCATCTGATGTAAGGTTAAGTTTAAACTTAAATCCTCTACCTTTAAATGTACCGTTTGCAAAAATGTTAAAAGGTTTAGAAGTGAAATCTGATGCTTGATATGAAGAGCCATTACTAGGTGCTGAACTTGTTGCTGCAACTGATATCTGTGCATTTGTTTTTTGAGCCAAAGGGCCATCAAAGTTACCATTAATAGCATAGTTATCAAACCCACCATCAGCAGGCCCACCAAACTGAGGAGAAGTATTAGGTATGACTTGTTCTAAGGTATTAACAAACTGAAAAGTACAAGCAGAACTAGAAACTGTTTGCGATGTTCCAGAAGTAAAATTAAATGTATTTGTCGTTATCGCAGTTATTTGGAATGTACCGTCTACCCCAGCCCCACTTGTTGCATCAAATAATACTGAGTCTCCAACAGATCTACCATGTGAGTTACTATTTATAGTTACTGTTGTTCCAGATTGCGTGTAAGTAGCGGTTTGAAGATCTCCTCCTAAGAAAAATCCAATAGATTGAAAATGACGTTTTAAATTAACAGAAAAAACATTACCTAGATCTAAGATAGTTGCAAAATCATATTCACCTGTTAAATTTGTTGCTGGATTTGTAAGTTTTAATGCTCCGTTTAAAACTGTTGTATTAGTTTTAGTTCCGTTAAAAGGTGTTCCATCTGTATCTTCTCTATCTGTAAAAACAACTTGATTATCTATTAAATCTGGTAAATCAATAATAACCGAAGTTTCACCAAGGCTAAAAAGTCCTTGATCGTCACGAAATTTAAGAATATACTCTCCCTCAAGACTAGGAACTACTACATCAGTAGAGTTACCAGCAACAGCTTCTATAAGATCAACCGAATTAGCAAAAGTACCTGTACCATCTGTCTTATTTGAGTGTCGTATATAGACACGACCTCCATGTAAAACGTCAGCGTCTACCGATTTATTCCAACGAAGTCTCATTAAATTATTACTTACTGGTTCTGCTGTTAAATTTTGTACATTTGCTGGCGGTATCCTTTTACCAGTAGCTTGTAATTCTGCTGTTGATGCGGTTGAAGATAATTTTAAAGCTGAATTATATGAAAATACTTTAAATTCATAAAAACCAGCTTCAGTATTCATGATTTCAATGTCAGGTCTAAATACAATTTGTGTTACCCAATTAGAATTTTCAAATCTATATTGCACTTGATATTGAGTTACACCTGTAACAGGTGTCCATGATAATAATATTTTGTTAATACTTATATTATTAATAGTTACTGCTTCTTCCCTTATGGGAGTATGTATTACTGGTGGTGCGCTTGGTTGATTTAATAAAGATGTACTTCGTGCTGGTAATGTTGAGAAATCATTAGATTCTATGTTGTCATATTTTTCTGATCTATAGCTTAAAGCTGATATTGCATAATTCACACCATCTGTTTCGTCAACAGATATTACTCTAAAAGTTTGAGGTGATTCACCAGTATCCTCACTTTCTAACATCCATATAGAATTAACATTTGGTGTTGCAGACAGAGCAGATGTAAGAGTAATTACTTTATTAGCAAGATTACAATCTTTTTTTTCAACACTGCCATCAGGAAGAATTACACTACATTTACGATTTGTACCGCCAAAATTACTTAAACCAAACTCATCATCTATTGTGATTTGTGTGGTTGTAGCAGCAGCTATTCTTCCTGATCTTCTAAAACCATGTCTAACAGGATCATTTATAAGTATTACAGAACCCGGCCTTACGATAGAACCAGCATCTAATGATGTAGAAAAACTTACAACCTCACTTTCTTGCTCTTCCGAAAAAACAATTGCCCTAGCTAAACGCTGCGCTTGACCTCTACTTGTACATCCAAAACTTTTTACCTGTTTTAGAACTACTCCAAGTTTTGCTCTTCTTGTTACTTCAGCAGATGTATTACCATCGCCATAAACTTCAAAATCTATTTCTCTAGAGTCAATATTAAAATAACTAACACTTACAACACTATGTCTTTGCTTAAGACTAGAACCTGTATAGTTAAAACCTTCATCGGTTACATTAGCTAAATTAAAAAGATATAAAGGATCACTTGGAGCATCTTGAACTAAAGATATTGTGCCTTGACTCCAAGTAGGAATACACCTCATTACTGCTGCCAAATCTTTTATCAAATCATAGGCTTCCTTAGATGACGAAATATTTATATTACAACTAAATCTTGCCTCTTCACCTCCAAAACCATCCTTAACAAGTGCATTTGCATATTTACTTGCAGTTACAAAACTATATAGATCTAATGTTGTTGATGTTCCTGACGATGTAAACGTATTATCTGCGTCTAAAAAAGTGCCAAATCCATATCTTTCGTTTGTCAAAAGATCGAGCAATATACAACTTGGACACGATGTCCATTGGGCTGCTCCAAACGTACCATTAAAAACATAACCATTAGGATAATTTATCCTTCCAGTTTGTAAATCTACATGAGGAGTTATTTTAAATGTGCAGTTAGAACTTGATACCGTCTGAGATGTTCCTGAGACAAATGTAAAAGAGTTAGCGTCTGGAACAGTATCAATTTGATAAGTACCGTCTACACCATTACCTGATGTTGCATCAAATATTATTGAATCTCCTACAGCTAAACCATGTGCATTGCTATTGACAGTTACAGTTGTAGTTGATTGTGTATATGTTGCTGTTGTAGCAGTAGTATTTGCGCTTGGTATTCTTACTTTTATTCCACGAATACGAAAATGTCTTTTAGGAATAGAACTAAACTGCTCAGAATCAAGTCTTAAAGATGTATATGCAGAGTCAGGATATGTATTACTATCATCAACTATTTCTTGAACCAAAGTAACTTTAAATTCATCTTTTAATTTTTCATCCGAACTATCGTCAGTAAGTCTTAAAATTTTTACATTTGCTTGTGTATAAGTAATTGGAAGTTCAATTCTATATTCTTTTGAATATGGATCAGCCGTACGACCAGTAATACGATCATCAATTTTTAATTCATGCGTACCATTGTTTATCTGTAATCTAATTTCCAATTCGACAACAGAGCCATACAAATCACCTTCATCTGTTGCTCTTTGTAATTGAGGAAACATGATTGTTACTTTTATCGCATCTTTCCCTGTCCCAATATCTTGCGAAACACCGCCAGTTGACTTTTTACAATCTTGAGGAGTAAACCCAGAAATAGCAGCATCACTTGTAACGATTCCATCAATTTTCAACTGATTGCTTGTACCAAATCTAGTATTTAAAACAACATTTTGAAAATTAAATTCAGAATCAGATGGATTACTATTACTTGCACTTGTATTTAATATTTGTGTATCGTTTAGAAATATATCCTTAAACGAGGCATTGTTATATGCAGTAGTACCCTTGGTAACTCCTTCTTTTGATGGTGTTGCAAATCCTTCAATTTCTCCTTCTGATATTAAATCTAAAATAGTTGCAAACTGCCTACTATTTAAAGTATCTGGCGCACGATATGGAGTAGGAGGAGAAGGAGGCCCACCAAAACCTCTTATTAATTTATCTGTCATCCTGTCACCTGATTTGTATCAATCCCTGCTGATATTACAACAGATCCAGTTACAATCTCACCATATACAATTTGATGGCTAGTTCCGGCTCGGCTAGTGTTTGTCAGCCCATTAAAAGCAAAAGATATCCTTGGATCATCTTCTTGTTCTTCTGGTGTTGGGAGTGGAAATAATAATTCTGAAACACCGCTAAGAACCATACTTGCACCGATAGCACTAACAGCAGTTCCTATTTTTGTACCAATTCCTCCAACTACAGCAGCAGTTTTTCCAAGACCATAATGACCAAACAAGCCAGCACCCGGAAACAAGAAACTAGCTCCTATGAGGACAGCACCAAAAATAATTCTGTTTCTTGGCCCACCAGCACCAGTAATCACAGGAACAATATGTATATCTGATTTTCCAATAGGATTATGCAAGTCTTCTTTGTCTAAAGGTTCTTTATTAATTAAAACTTGATAATATTTATCTGACATATAACCTTCAACTTTTGGAAAATTACAAGTTAAGAATTTTATTGCTTCTGCTGATGTTCTAATAACAGCCTCAAACTCATCTTGTCCTACAAACTCTGCAAGTTCTCCATATAGTTTTAATTTACGAAGCATAGCGATACCTCTTGCCTGTGCTTTTTTGCAACCATGCAGAATATGGCTCTCTACAAGATAGTCTATCGGTTAAATGATGTAAAACCATATCTCCTAAAAAAATAGCTACATGATTTAAAGTTGGATGTAATATTGACATCAATAAAACATCTCCTGTTTGCAGAGATTCATCTTTGTCAAGTTCTCTAAATCCAGTATTTTTTGCATATTTTTCAAATAAAGGTTTTTCTAAAAATTCTTCTGGAGTAATAGATCTTTCGTAATCAACAAGCTCTATACCTTTTTCTTGCTTATACCAATCACGAACTAAAGACCAACAATCTGTTACACCCCAAACCCATTGCCTACCAAGTAAAGGTGGTTTATATCCTGTAGGCTCACAATATCCCCAAGTCTCAGTATTTGGATTAACTATATACCAAGGTAATCCACTATCTTCACAACTAACTAAATCAGCTTGACTTGGAAGTGGAGATGTTATTGGATGACTATGAATTATTGCAGTTATCTCACCAAGATTACTACCTTTTACATAATCCTCTGGATCTAAAATAAAACATTGATGCGCTGTCATAGACAGATTATTACATGGAAAATATTTTTCCTTACCTTTTATGTTTAACAACAATCCTACAGATTCTTTTGGGTCTTGTTCTTTTGCATGAACCAATGCAGATGCCTTCCAATTCATCCTAAAAAAGTACCAATAGAAGGAAATATATCTCTAGTACATTGACGTTTTGGCGCACGAACTCCAGCCAAATCAAAGACAGCAGCTAATTCAAATGAAACTAACATTCGATTTTCTGCTGATTTGCGATCTATATAATAAATTTCTCTTGGAAACTCTGC